CGTGGACATAAACGAGATTCAACAAGTAATAGATAAATTATGAAATACTTTAATTACCACGAATTTGATTCGCCAGACATACAAGGTTCTGGACAGTTGATGAGTAAAGAACTCCTTGAGATACTTGAGGAGGTTCGTGAACACTACGGAAGACCCATACACATTACTTCAGGGTACAGAACGGAATCTCACAATACTAAGGTTGGCGGAACACCTAACTCAAGCCACCTAAAAGGTTTAGCTTGTGATGTGGCGTGTACTAACTCAAGAGATAGATTTCATTTAGTACGCCTATTTATAGAGTACGGAATAACTCGTATCGGAATAGCAAACAACTTCATACATATTGATATAGACGATGAAGATAAGTCCGAACAAGTAATCTGGACATACTAATGAAAAAGATACTTCAATTAATTACTGGTGGTCTTGTAAAAGACATAGGAGATGTTATAGATAAAGTAACAACTACTGATGAAGAACGCCTTGCTGCAAAGCAAAAGATACAAGAACTATTAGAAAAAGCAGATAATGATGCTCAAACACAAGTTACAGAACGCTGGAAACTGGATATGCAAAGCGACTCGTTCCTGTCAAAGAACATACGACCGCTTGTTATGGTGTTTCTTACAGCGATGTTTACCCTACTGGCATTTACCGATGGCAACATTGGACAGTTTTCAATACAGAAGGAATATATCCCTATATTTCAAACGCTCCTCGTTACTGTTTACGGTGCGTACTTTGTGGGAAGAACTTGGGAAAAAGGTAAAAATAATGGCAAGAAAGATAGTTAGTACATACAAAACAAAGAGTAAAGTTAAACGCCCAAACGTACATTCTAAGAACGCTTCTGTAGGTCAGAAGGGTTATAAGAAAAAGTATCGTGGACAAGGGCGTTAATAACTTTTATGAATTCAATACCCCTTTGTGAATTCAATAGGGTATATTTGTTACATATAAAGTTTTTCTCTGTTTAGTCCTTTATATTTGATTTTGTTCAATCGGAAGAGTGGCAGCCCTGTAAGGTTGTCACTTTTTTTTTGTATATTAGTGATATGGATAGAAACCAAAAAGGTTGTTTTGCTGAATATAAGTTCGCCACAAGAGCTATGGAGAACGGCTTTAATGTTTCTATGCCACTACTTGATTCTTCGCCTTATGATTGTGTTTTAGAGAAGGACAATACATTCTATAAGATACAGATTAAATACTTCACTGGCGAAAACCCTCACACAACTATAAGAAAAGGTATAAAAGAAAAATACACAATAGAGGAAGTTGATTACTTCGCTGTATGGAATGATAAAGAAAGAGGGTTTTATATATTAAAGAACATAGGTCAGATTGGATATAAGCTGTCAAAGGACAGTAAATACAAAGAAAACTTCAATAATTTCGATTTAATTCAGTAATTGTTTGGTGGTGTCAGTTGGGATTTGTACATTTGCCCTATGACTATATACGAGAAATTGGTGGATGTTCAGGGGAGACTGAAAGCACCGAAGAATCAGAGAAACAATTTCGGTAAGTACAATTACCGTAGTTGTGAGGACATCTTAGAGGCAGTAAAACCTCTATTAGTAGAGCACAAACTTGCTCTTACTATATCGGACTATGTAGATACTACACAAGCTCCGATGGTTTCAGCTACAGCAAAAATCACTGATGGTAAAGATACTATTGAGGTTAGTGCTCAGGCTGGAATTGACATTAACAGGAAAGGTATGGACATCGCTCAATCATTTGGGTCAAGTTCATCTTATGCACGGAAATACGCTTTAAACGGCTTATTTCTTATTGACGATACCAAAGACTCAGATGCAACAAATACTCACGGTAAAACGGCTACAAATGCCGTTAACGAGGCTTTAGCTTGGTTGCCTGATAATGGCGATAAGTTCAATAACGCCAAATCTGCATTAAAGTCTGGTAAAGTGTCTATTCAGGACATTAGAAAGAAGTACAAAGTAAGTAAGAAAGTAGAACAATTATTAAACGATTAATTTTTAAATATGGATAATCAACAAGCAATTTATGTAGGAACTGGCACAAAGCCAGATAATTTCAGTGGCATTAACTTCAGCGTAGCTGAAAGCAAACTAAGAGACCACTGGTATGAGTATAACGGAGAAAGATACGTTAGACTTACTATCGAGCCTAAGAAAGAGCCGATGTATGGTAAGACTCACAATGTCAAAGTAAACACTTGGAAGCCGAAAGGCGAGGCAAGTGCTCCAGTTAAACAAGCTGTGGAGGAGAATAGTGACCTCCCTTTCTAAACTAATTAGGGGAGGTTCGCCTCCCCTTTTTTATTATGAAACCTAAATTTATAAAATTAATTATGAGCGACTTAGATTTGAATCTACAAGAGAACGCTGTATTTAGTTACGTTTGCTCATTGGCGAATAAGACAGGGTACTGTTACGCCACCAGTAAACATATATGCGAGAGTCTTGATATCAAAGACAGGACTTTCTATAGAATCCTTACAAGACTTGAGGAGAAAGAGTTTGTTACAAGGGTTACTAAGAGTGTAGGGAATGATGGTAAAGAGCGTAAGATTTATGTTAATCCGAAATATCGTTCTCTCTGTGATACAACGTATGATACTTAGTACAATGTATAATAGAATACATTGTATAGTAAGTAAATAAAATACTATACAATGTACTAAATACTATACATTGTACTATATATACTTATAAAAAACAAAATTATATTTTAATATGCAAACGATTGAACAAAAATTTTTAGCTTTAGGCATACAACCGAAGGGAAACGGTGTAGAGCAAAAGGTTAGATGTCCTAAATGCGCCAGTTTAGGTAAAGAGAATTGGAAAGATACTTGTCTTTCTATTAATCTGGCGAAAGGAGTTTATAATTGCCACAAGTGTGGAGACAAAGGAACAGTGAATAGTAGAGAAGAATATGTAGTTATGGAACAGCCTAAGAAAGTTTATAAGTCGCCAAGTAAAAGCAATATGAAGAGTCTTACTGCTGAAGGGCGTAAATTCCTAAACGATAGAGGTATCACTAATGAAGTTATTGACAACAATAAGATTGTCTCTACTAAAGACAACAAGAGTATTGCATTTGCGTACTTAAAGGATAACGAACTTATAAACTACAAAACAAGAGGTATAAACGGTAAAACATTTACTCAGGCGAAAGATGCTAAACCTATTATCTACAATTACGATAGAGTGAAGAATGCTGAATCTATTGTTATATGTGAGGGCGAAATAGATTCATTATCGTGGGAAGTTACTGGTATTGATTTCCATACTTCAGTGAATATGGGTGCGCCAAATGTAGGAGATAAGAATATAGATAAGAAGTTAGAGTGTATTTCTAATTGCTACGAAGTGTTTGAACAGGCGAAGAAAGTATATATCGCCACTGATAATGACGATAACGGCAGATTGTTAGAAAGAGAACTACTTAGACGAGTTGGTGCAGATAAATGTAAAATAGTTGATTTAAGACCTTTTAAGGATGCTAATGAGTTACTACTACAAGAGGGCGTAGAAAGTCTCAGAAATCGCCTTAAAATGGCTCAAGACCCTAAATTAGAGGGCGTATTTGAAGTGACAGATGTTATGGAATCTATGTTAGATGGATTTCACAATGGACAGGAAAGAGGTACAACTACTTACATTCCTGCTGTAGATGAGGCGTGGACTTGGAGAAAGCAAGAGATTACTATTTGGACAGGTTATCAGAATGAGGGAAAGAGTTTGTTTCTCAATCAACTTGCATCAATAAAGGCGTTTCACGATGGATGGAAGTTCGGTATTTTTACGCCAGAGAATATGCCTATGCGAGACTTCTTCAATGATATTATAGAGATGTACATAGGTAAAAGTGCCGACCCATACTATTCACACCAGATGACTGAAGAAGAGTATAAGGCAGGTATTGAGTTTGTGAAGAAACACTTCTTTGTAATATATCCTAAGAAGTTCTTTACACTTGAGAATATCTTTGAACGTGCTAAATTCTTAGTACGCCAAAAGGGAATTAGGTCGCTAATTATTGACCCCTACAATACAGTCCAGCATAAGATGTTTTCTGGCGAAAGAGAAGACTTATACATCAGTAGATTTATGTCTGAACTAAAGAGGTTCGCAATAGATAACGATATTAGTGTGAATTTAGTGGCGCATCAAGTAACACCACAAAAGACTGAGGATGGCAGATATTACAAGCCTGATGTAAATAAGATTAAGGGTGGAGGTACGTTTGCCGACAAAGCTGATAACGTGGCGTATGTATGGAGACCAAACAGGGCTTTGGATTTCTCAGATACAAGTGTTATCTTTGGTACACAAAAGATAAAGAAACAGAAGTTAGTTGGTATTCCACAAGACGTTACTGGCATAAACTTCAACATAAGAGAGCAGAGATATTACTTTAATGGGTACACACCCTTTAATGATATTGATGCTAAGAGATGCGAAAGAAAGCAAGAGTAGATGCGAATCAAAAAGAAATAGTACAGGAATTGAGAAAGCGAGGTATATCTGTTTTACATACACATCAACTTGGTAAAGGTGCGCCTGATATTATAGTAGGTTATATGAATTCAAATTACCTTATTGAACTAAAAGACGGAAACAAATCTAAAAGTCAACAGAGACTAACCAAAGACGAATTAGACTTCTCACTAAAATGGCGTGGAAGTTATGCAGTGTGCAATTCGTTAGAACAAATCCTGTTACTTATAGATTATGACGAAGAATGAGCTATTAGATAAATTAGCTGAAAAATATGATGATTGGTGGAATATGGCGAAGTCCTTTAAGGTCAGTGATGACGAGGCTTCAGACCTTGTGCAAGAGATGTTTATTAGGATATATGATTATGTCAAAGACCCTAAAAAGATATTCTACAGTAAAGATGAGATTAATACATTCTATATCTATATAACACTTAGGAATTTGTATTACTCCACTCTAAAGAATAACAAACTAACATTTGTAGAAGAAGTAAAAGATTATATGCTGAAGGAGTTTGAAATGCCAAAGTATCTGGAGGCGACTAAAAAAGAACATCTGGAGAAAGTATTTAACAATGTCGATTCTGTTATGGACACTTGGTATTGGTACGACAGAAAGATGTTTGAATTATATTACAGAACTGATATGTCTATGCGAGATATATCGAGTGAAACAAAAATAACATTGAGTTCAATTTTTAATACGTTATCAAATGCAAAAAAAGAAATCAGGAAAAAGCTCGAAGAAGCCTACGAAGAGTACAAGCGCACAAAAGAGTAAAGGTTTAGGAGACACTGTAGAGAAAGTATTTAAAGCTACAGGCGTAGATAAAATCGCTAAGTGGGCTTTGGGAGAGGACTGCGGTTGTGAAGGGCGCAAGGATATTCTGAATCGGATGTTTCCTTACGCTAAACCAGAATGTCTGAATGAAGAGGAGTTTGAGTTTCTCCACTGGTATTTTACAAACAAACCGCCTGAGATTACAGCAGACCAACAAAAGAGATTAATCGCTATATACAATAGAGTGTTACATCAGAAAGCTAAACCAACAAGATGTACTCCCTGTTTTATAAATAGTATTCACAATAAACTATACAAGATATATGCAGAGTACGCAAAAGAACAATATAACGAAGAGTAGGAGAAACTATTCCAAAAGAGAAGGCGATAAAGCTGAACAGGCTTTTTACAATCTCATTAAATCTAAAGGGGTTGACATATATAAGTCAAGCCGTAAAGATGATATCGAAAAGCATATAGATTTTTATATTGGCGATATAGGAATAGATGTTAAAGGTAATCGCCACTTAGAGTGCATTTGGCTCGAAGAAACTAATGTAAGAGGTAACAAAGGTTGGCTAAGAGGCGATGCTAAGTATATAGTGTTTGACATAAAAGAGTTGAAGTCATTTTGTTTCTTCAATAGACAATCATTATTGAATTTAGTAAGTGCACACACCCAAACAACAACAGACAAAAACTGTTACTTTAAATGGTACACAAGAGCTGACTGGGGTCGTAAAGATAGAATAATGAAAGTACGATACGATGACATAAAGCACTTAGAAGTAAAACAACTGAACTATGCCACTATTACGACCTAAGAAATACGAGAAAAACAAAGACTTCATTCAAAGATGTATGGGTAATGCTAAAATGGGAGAAGAGTTTCCCAATAGAGACCAGCGTTATGGCGTATGTCAAACAATCTGGAAAGACCAGTTCGACCCAAAAAAGTAGTTAACAATTTTGTTTATTAAATAATTCTTTTATATATTTGTACTCAAATCAAGTACAGATGATTATAAAGAGAATTATATTACACCCCCTTAATCTTATACGAGTATCTATAGCGATTGTAACACTCATTGTGTTCTTTTGCTTAGAAACTATACTCCTTGTTATGTATCACGGAGTAGAGACACCGTTAAGGACAGCACTTAACTGGATAGAGAAGTTTATTAAATACACAATCAAATATATACGATAATGGGAAAATCAGGAGAAGAGTTTATCAAGTTTGTCGAGAGACAACAGCAGGAAGCTGGAGATGATAGAACAAGAGCGTTCTATGAGGATATGGAACGCCAATACTACGAAGCTCAAGAGGAGAGAGCATATATGCAAACAGACGAATACAAGCAACGCCAAGAGGAAATGAGGAAGACCTTATGGGGTGTGTTTAATCACTTTCACCCACACACTTGGATATGAAGCATACAATAATGACGCTGGATGGAAAGTTCTGGCAATACGATGAGATACTGAAAGAGATGGACAGTGATGAGTTCTACTATGGTTACTTAGGAAAGTACGCTCTTAGCAGTAGTTCGGTAAAGACACTTTTGGATTCTCCAAAGGCTTACTTAAAATCATTAAGACAACGTAGCGATACCCCTGCGCTTTTGCAGGGGAGGCTCGTTCACTTGGCGGTTTTAGAGCCTCACAAGTTTGATAAGCTAAACTTTGTAGATGTGAAGAGTAGAAATACCAAAGCATTTAAAGAAGCACTTAGTGAGAACTCGGAGAGTTATACAATGAGAGAACACGACTCAGCTATGTATATGGCTCAGGCGATTCACGATAATAAATACGCCAGAGAACTATTAGAGGGTACTGACAAAGAAGTGCCGTCAATGAATATGATGTTCGGCAAACCCTTCAGAGGTAAAGCCGATGCTTTAGGTTCAGGGCGTATGGTTGATTTAAAGACAACAGGCAGTGATATGAATGAGTTTCACTGGAGTGCAAAGAAGTTTAAGTATATGTGTCAAGCCTACATTTATAGTAAGTTATTCGATGTAGATTACAAAGACATATATTATCTGGCGATAAACAAAGAAACTTATGACATAGGAATCTTTGATGTTTCGCAAGAATTTTATAACTTAGGCGAAAGTTTAGTAGAGAGAGCAGTTCAAGTATATACGGATGAGATAGAGAATGGAATGAATGAATTGCACAACTATACTATTCGAGGCACACTTTGATTGAAGACGATTATAAATTATTAATAGAAGAATATAAGAACGACATTCTTTTGTCGCTCAGAATGGGAGTGCTCAGAGTAGATGAGTTAAAGTATTTACTTGAGCACTTCAAAGATGAGGAGAACTATGAGGCTTGTCAAGGTCTATCGAATGCTTATGTTCTATTTAAACAAGAGTTAGATGAATACTGATTTTGATATATTAAGAGACATTACACAAGAGGTTTGCAAGGCAGACCCAATGAAAGACAATAGGAGTAGAGAAGTTGTATATGCACGAATGATTATGTATAAAGTTCTGCATAGTTTCCATAAACATACTTACACCAGAATAGGCAGGATGTTCGGAAAGAATCACGCCACCGTATTACATAGCATTAACCAGTTTGACAATATGGTTAGAAACGATGACTGGTTAAACAATAGATTCCACTGCGTACTAAGTGAATACACAAAAGAGATTAGCTTACAGAACGAAGCTATTGCAGATGTGTATTTAAAGAATAAAATACTTGAATCTAAACTGAAGGCGCAAAAAAGAATTATAAGACAGTGTAAGGAGATATCTGATGTTATTGATGGCGTACCTGAAGATAAGATGGAACAGATAACTCAAAAGCTCCGTATGCTTGTGGAGGTCGCTAAGAAAGAGATAAAGCCTCGTAATCAACAGACAGTAGTTTACAACTCTAATATAGTAACACACGAATGAAGCAAAAGAAATGGACTCAGGCTCAAAGGATAGCTAATCTGGAGAAAGCTACTTCTAATCTATATATGATGATTCAGGCAATAATTGATAAGCTACCCAAAGAAGAAAACACCGAAGAGAAAAAGTAGTTACTTTAATTAAAGATGGTGTATGTCTGACGAGCAAGAGTTTAAGAAACAGGGAGTTATCAGTGCTAAAACACAAAAGTGGTTAGCTGAGAAGAAACGTAAAGAAGAAGAAGCGAAAGCTAAACCTAAACCAGCTCCAAAGAAAGAAGAGCCAAAGGCAAACAAACCAACAATTATAAAGGATGACCACCAGAAGTATTCTGATGGGCGTAGAAACAACGGAGCTGTTAAAGGAATATCAAGAGGGCAGGGGCGTAAGCCAAAAGCGAAAGAAGAGGAGATAAAGAACTTCGCTCTTGGTTCAATGAAACGTGCCTTTGGTAGTGAGAAGAAAGCGTGGGAGTCTCTTGCAAATATGAGTAAAGATTCATTCCCACACTTACGCCTTCTGTGGGAATACAAGTATGGTAAACCGAAAGAGCAGAAGGATTTGAACGTAAAGCAGGAAGTGAACATTCCTGTAATCTCATTCCTTAATCCAGAGAAGACTATTGATATTGACGCTGAAATACAAGATGATGGCAAAGAAAATAAAGAATAGTTATTCACCATTCTTCAGTAAGAAGAAGGAATTTGATTGTGTTGAATATGAGATAGGTAGAGATAGATGCGAGGAGCAGTGTTCGTTCTGTAGCGTTATACCTATCACTGAGTAATGAAGAATGTTAATCTTAATCCAAAGTATCATTCGTTATTTAAGTCTCCATCCAGATACCATATCTGTACTGGTGGGCGAGGTAGCGGAAAGTCTTTTGCGGTAAATACATTCTTAGTATTACTCACTTACGAAAAAGGACATAAGATACTTTTCACTCGATATACAATGACTTCGGCAAGTATGTCGATTATACCAGAGTTTCTGGAGAAGTTAGACCTTATGGGTATTGGCGGTAACTTTACTGTCACAAAGACTGAAATCATAAACAATCTTACAGGGAGTAGTATATTCTTCAGTGGTATCAAGACAGCCAGTGGAGACCAAACTGCAAAGCTAAAGTCCATTCAGGGTGTTACTACATTTGTATTGGATGAGGCGGAGGAGCTTACAGATGAAGAATCGTTTGATAAGATAGATTACTCTGTAAGGGCGATGGGTACGCAAAACAGATGTATCTTAATTCTAAACCCCACTACAAAAGAACACTGGATATATCAGAGGTTCTTTCAGAACAGAGGTATTCCTGATGGACACAACGGAGAGAGTGAGAATGTGAATTATGTTCACACTACATACTTAGACAATAAGATACACTTATCTGAATCATTTGTGGCGCAAGTAGAGGATATGAGAACAAGACGACCAGATAAATATAAGCACCAGATATTAGGTGGCTGGTTAGATAGAGCTGAAGGAGTTATCTTTACTCACTGGCGCATTGGAGAGTTCGACAACAATCAGGATACAATCTTTGGACTCGACTTTGGTTTCTCAACAGACCCTTCAGTATTAACTGAGATTGCAATAGACAAGACACGCAAAATAATATGGATTAGAGAGCACTTCTACAAGGCAGGTATGTCCACCTCAAATATATTCGAGATGTGCCGTAGAATCGCAGGAAAACAGCTTATAGTGTGCGATAACAGTGAGCCTCGACTAATAAGTGAACTGAAGACTAAAGGACTCAATATAACGCCAACGATAAAGAAGAAGGGTAGTATATTGACAGGAATCGCCTTAATGCAAGACTACGACATTATTGTAGACAAAGAATCTATCAATACAATTAAGGAGTTCAATAATTATGCTTGGAAATTAAAGGGTAGTATTCCACAGGATAATTGGAATCACAGCATTGACGGTAGTCGGTACGCAATTCAATACCTACTTACTCGCTCTGTTCCGAAGGGGATGTACATTCTTCGTTAGAACGCTCTATCTCTTTCTGTAGATTAGCAAGAGCTCTCCACGCTACTTTAGCTGAGTGGCGCACTCCATCTGTATCTATTGTACCAGCCTCAAGTAAGTGGCGAGTTAGTGCATCTAATTCATCGCCAGATTTACTTCTATCCCAGTGCAGAGGCTTATCTGGATTGTGTTGCTGATTTCCAATATAAGAACATTGAGCTACTTCTCTTATCGCATCAGGAAAATAATTAAGCACTCCACTGTAAACAGGTGTTTGTTTCCTTGTGAATTTAATAGGGGTCTTTGTAAATTCAATAGGGGTCGTTTCTTTTTCTTGTGCATACTCTATCGCCTCATCAAAATAGTTTCCTGTGAATTTAACACCCCCTGTATTGCTTTGTTCCATATCTGTGAATTTAATAGGTATAAAAAAAATACCCTATCTTTCGACAGGGTATCTAAACCAATAAATGAAAAAGTCTTACTAATAACCAATACAAATATAAAACAATTTCTTAACATTACCATAACATTAGGAAATAAATTTCTGTCTATGTTTGCAGTATAACAATTTTAAATATAAATAATATGAAAGTTAGAATACAATTACGCAGTATATACCACAAATTTGCTGAGGTAGAAATTGAAGTACCCGACAATTTAAGCGAAGACACTATATCTGAATATCTTTTTGAACACGAAGATATATACGTTGATAAGATAGATGAGGCGATGGACAAAGCACCTCACTTGTATGGATTTGGAGATGAATACGATGGTATGAATGAGATGGATAGAGAATCCGAATGGAGATTTGATTGTGATGAATTAGAGATAGGGGGGCATTTGTAATGGAAAATAAATGGATATATATAAATGAGATAACTACGCTCCACGCTGATGATGATGGCGTATGCTTGTCCAACGAGTATAATTCAATTACGATTGACCCTTACACTTTGGTGGATTGGTTGCCTAATATAATTGAGTTGGCGTTTCAACAGAAAGAGAAACAAGACAAAGATAAAATAGAAGAACTTAAAAATGTAGTAAATGAAACAATTTAAAGTAAACATTCCAAGTCTGGCAAATACCAGTGCGGTATTTAACGCCAGTGATAAAGTAGAGTTATTAAAACTAATTTGTCAGAAGTATAATGTGGATATTCAGAAGCACAGAGTATTCATTCGAGAAGTACAGGATAATC